GTTGAGGTTTTTGGCGAGTTCCCAGGCGCGGGCGACGATCAGTTCATATCGGCGTCTATTGTTGAGGACGCTATGGAGCGCGACCTGTATAAGGACATGAGCGCGCCGATCATCGTCGGTGTCGACCCGGCACGGTTCGGGTCAGACTCGACTGTGATAGCTATACGGCAAGGGCGGGACATCGTGAAGATCATCCGGCACAGAGGCGACGACACTATGACAGTGGTCGGGCACGTCATCGATGTGATCAATGAATACAAACCGGTTGGGGTGTTCATCGACGAGGGCGGACTAGGCGCGGGGATCGTGGACAGGCTCAAAGAGCAGCGGTATAAGATCAAGGGCGTGAACTTCGGCTGGAAGAGCAAGAACCCGGTGATGTACCAGAATAAGCGCACAGAGATGTGGGGTGAGATGCGCGAATGGCTTAAGTCAGCTAGTATTCCACGCGACAGATTCTTGAAAACAGATTTAATATCGCCTATGATGAAGCCTGATTCTCGTGGGGCTATCGGCCTGGAGAGTAAGAAAGACATGAAAGCGCGTGGTGTAGCCTCACCTGATGCCGCTGATGCGATAGCCGTGACCTTTGCGTTTCCTGTAGCACACCGCGAGTACAATGCGCCGCGCGACTACCGCGCACCGTCTTCATACACTGCAAGTTGGATGGGAGCTTAAAAATAAATGAACGCACTACAAGATTGTCTAATTGTTCGCCCAGATGTCGAAAAATCTGTTCTAATTGAGCTACTTCGTAAAGAAAAGACCGGCACTGGCGTGGTTTTGAAGGCAGGACCGCTCACTACTGATGTGAAAGTGGGCGATAGAGTGCTTTTTGGCGATTCTATTGGGCAAGACTTCCGCTGGGAAGGTGAAGACCTTCTAGTAATGCGCGAGGCCCATACGCTAGGGGTATTTGATGACTGACGAAGAAATCCTAGCCGAAGCAAGAGCGCGTCTACAGACGGCTATTGGCGCTACGTCTACAAATCGTGAGACTCAGATCGACGATTTGAAGTTCTACGCCGGTGATTCGGACAATATGTTCCAGTGGCCCGGTGAGGTGCTGCAAACGCGCACTTCGGCTGCTGGTCTGCCCACCCGCCCGACGCTGACGATCAACAAGCTGCCTCAACACGTCCACCAGGTGACGAACGAGCAGCGTATGAACCGTCCTGGCATCAAGGTCATCCCATCGGATGACGAGGCGCAGGAGGAGGTCGCTGAGATCTACAACGGCGTGATCCGGCATATCGAGTACATCAGCGACGCTGACGTGGCCTATGACACCGCCTGCGAGAATCAGGTGGTCTACGGCGAAGGTTATGTGCGGATTCTGACCGAATACTGCGACGATAACAGCTTCGACCAGGATCTGAAGATCGGACGCATCCGAAACAGCTTCAGCGTCTACATGGACCCGATGATCCAAGACCCCACTGGCGCAGATGCCAAGTGGTGTTTCATCACGGAAGACCTGACCAAGCAGGAATATGAGCGTCTGTACCCCAAAGCAGCGCCTATCACGACGCTGATGAGCTTGGGCGTGGGAGACCAGTCGATCAGCCAGTGGATCAACGAGAACACAGTGCGAGTCGCTGAGTATTTCTACGTTGACTACGAGAAAAAGACGTTGAACCTGTACCCCGGCAACGAAACAGCCTTCGACGGCACGTCTGAAGACAAGATGATGCGCAGTATGTTCGGCAAACCGCTCAGGCAGCGTGTAGCCATGCAGCGCAAGATCAAGTGGGTCAAGACCAACGGCTACGAGGTGCTCGAGCAGTCAGACTGGGCGGGTAAGTACATCCCCGTCGTGCGTGTGGTCGGCAACGAGTTTGAGGTCGATGGCCGGATTTACGTCAGCGGCCTGGTCCGTAACGCTAAAGATGCGCAGCGGGCCTACAACTACTGGGTCAGCCAAGAGGCTGAGATGCTGGCGCTGGCTCCGAAAGCCCCGTTTATCGGCTACGGCGGTCAGTTCGAGGGCTACGAGCACCAGTGGAAGACCGCTAACACGACCAACTGGCCGTACCTGGAGGTCAATCCAGATGTCACAGACGGCTCTGGGAGCGCTTTGCCGCTTCCGTCTAGGGCACAGCCTCCAATGGCCTCCAGCGGCCTCCTACAGGCCAAAATGGGGGCTTCTGAGGACATTAAGAGCGCCACGGGTCAGTACAACGCTTCGCTGGGCATGGGTTCTAACGAGCGTTCTGGTAAGGCTATCCTTGCGCGGCAGCGTGAGGGCGACGTAGGAACCTATCACTATGTGGATAATCTGGCCCGCGCTATTCGCCACGTTGGTCGTCAACTGGTGGATATGATCCCCAAGATCTACGACACCGAGCGCATCACGCGCATCATTGGTGAAGACGGCGAGTCCTCGACCGTCAAGATCAACCCGATGCAGCAAGAGCCGGTCAAGAAGATCGTGGACGAAGAAGGCAAGGTCATGGACCGCATCTACAACCCGGCTGTGGGTAAGTACGATGTCCGTGTGATCACCGGCCCAGGCTACGCCACCAAGCGTCAGGAAGCCCTGGAGAGCATGGCCCAGTTGCTGCAAGGCAACCCGCAGCTCTGGCAGGTGGCTGGTGACCTGTTCGTCAAGAACATGGACTGGCCTGGTGCTGACGACCTCGCAGCCCGTCTGTCTCGTACCATCGACCCCAAACTGATCAACGCAGAAGAAGACGAAGACCCAGCCCTGCAAGCTGCCAACATGCAGATCCAGGCGATGGGCCAAGAGATGGAGCAGATGCACCAAATGCTCAAGAGCGTCCAGCAGAGCATGGAGATGCGTGACATGCAGCTCAAAGAGTTCCAGGCGCAGTCCAAGGCTGCTATTGATGAATACAATGCCGAAACGAACCGCATCAAGGCGACTCAGGCAGGTATGACACCGGAGCAGATTCAGGACATCGCTATGGGAACTGTGGACGCTGCGCTGACTATGGGCAACTTGACGCCCAACGTGTAAAATTTTCAGAACATGGAGCCTAATATGGAATTTCTCAACGCTCTCTCCAAGGCCGATTTTCCGGCTCAATCTGTCGCCTATACCGGCACCGCTGGCTCTACGACCGGCTGGAACGCTGGTCCTGAGGGCGTGATGGTCTGGTCTGACCAGCCCTGCTACGTCGAGGTTGGTGAAGGTGCTGTGGCCACGACCGCCAGCACCCCGATCCCGGCGATGACACCCATCCCGTTCAAGGTGCCGCTGACCGCCTCGGGCGTGTGGCGTGTGAGTGCCATCCAGGTGTCTACTGGTGGTACTGTGTACTGCAAACCAATCAACGCAAAATGAGAAACGCCATCGCCATCGGTCTAGGCGGTCTCATTTCTCTTTTTGGGGGCCGAGGGTCTGAACAGGCCGTCGGCAACCTTCTCACTGAAAATGGCAACAACCTCGTCCAAGAGGACGGAGGATTGATTCTGCTCTAGGAGTAATTCATGTCTGTATCCTTGTCCCCCATCGGCGGTGCCGGTGCCCAGTTTTTCGACAACAACGGCACACCGCTGTCGGGTGGCAAGTTGTACGCATATGACGCTGGTACGACCACGCCGAAGACCACCTACACCAGCGCTGCTGGCACCACGCCTAACAGCAACCCCATCATCCTGAACGCCGCAGGCCGTCCTCCGTCTGAGATCTGGCTCACGACCAACGAGCCATATAAGTTTGTTCTGAAGGACTCTGCCGACAGCTTGATCGGCACCTGGGACAACATCTACGGTTACTCCAGTGGCTCGATTGCCTACGCCGCCACCGAGGTGCAGACAGCAGAGGCTGATCAGACGCTGTTCATCCTGAGCGAGATGGTCTACACCCCTGGCACCAACACGCTGGCGGTGTTCGTAGATGGCGTCAACCAGGTCGTTGAGAACGCCTATGTGGAAACCAGTTCTACCTCGGTGACGTTCATGTCCGGCCTGCATGTGGGCGCTACGGTCAAGTTCGTCAACGTGTCACTCGTATCGACCGACGCATCTTTGACCACCTATGAGCCTGGCTTCACTGGCTCTGTAGCCACCAACGTCCAAGCCAAGCTGCGTGAGAGTGTGAGTGTGTTGGATTTTGGGGCTGTGGGTGACGGTGTGACGGATGACACGGCTGCGATTCAGGCGGCTATTGATGCTGCTGTTGTGCAAGGTTATGAGGTGTATTTTCCTCCGGGGGTTTTTAAGGTATCACCGCAAGGTGCGAATCAATACTGTCTGACGTTGGCGAAGGCAGCACCGAATCCCGCACTGGCGCAGACGACCCTACGTGGGTCAGGGAAAAGCGTTACAAACGAAGAGTTTGTATTCCCCACTAATTACGGAAGCACTCTATACAATGCTGCTCCGGAGTCAGGGAAACCGATCCTTAACATCTCCACATCACGAGGTGTTCTTATAGACGGGTTAAATTTCGCTGGGGAGAACGGAAAACCAGTCCCCGGCACTACTGCAATTACATTACCCACAGCAAACATTGATACAACTTTCTATGGTTGCAGTTTTACAAATTTTGAGTCGGCAATAACCATCGAGGGTGTACAAAACAACGACACTATCACGGTAGAGCAATGTACCTTCAGCGCGGTATTCGTCGCCATTCGTAATGCTGGTGTTGAGAGCTACCTGATACGGGCCAATAAAAACTTCTTTGGCCCATCTTGCGAATGGTGTTTCCAAGCTGAGCCTGACGGCTCAGGCTTGACAATGGCAGGGATTCAACTCCACCAGAATATGATTCTTGTGAAACAAGGATTGGTAAACATCGAAGGTGTAGGACTAACCCTGAACATCCGTGGGGTGGTAAGCATCAAAAACAACGTTGTTGAAGTAGCGAACACAACCAACCCGGTTGTTCTAAGGATGGCGTGTAATGATTCTGGTGGGAATCAGTTCGGTTTTATCTGCGAAGAGAACACCATAAACTTAGGGGACTTGGCAGATATTTACAGCCCTGCCTTCTACCTACTCGACTATAAGGGTGCAGGCCCGTTCTCTTTCAGCAGCAACTACGTGTCATCACCAAGGGCTGTACTTCGGCTGAATACATACGCATCGTCTGTATCTGTTGGCTCTGCGAGAATGGTGAACAACCGATTCACCAACAGACCTACGATCAAGTATTCGACAGAATACCCCGCGCTTTCGGAAGAAAATAACACGTTCAACCTTGAGGCATCACAGGCTATTGGCGGCGGGAGTGTAGGAACTTCCTTCCGTGAACCTGCTATTAAAAAGCAATCCGGGAAGGTTTATCAAGCGGATATAAACCCGACAGTTGCTACGTTGACGTTGAACTATGGGGCGGCTTGGAATATACCCTCACTCACAACGGGGACTCCAACAAGCGTATTTTGCAGAGAGCCTGGGACTTGGGGCAGTTTGACGGGGGTTGATGCTACGTTGGTGAATGGCGCAAATTCCGCGACAATTACAACAGCAGGGGCAGACAGGCTGAAGATGTACGGTGGGTGCTATATCCAAATAGGGGCATCTGGTCGTCTACTGGTCGCAGATGTGGTAGGTGACACGATCTACCTACAGTCCACCTACTCAGGCGCAACGCAAACCACACAGGCTGTTAATTTTTACAATTACAACCTCAAGCAGGTTTGTGATTACACAAATGCCGCCCCTACAACGGGGTATTGGTTCCAAGGAGATGTTGCGTGGAAGATCGGAGCCGCTGCTGGAGGAGTGCCGGGTTGGGTTAATACTGTAACTGGTGACGGGGCTACCCCTGTATGGAAAGATATGGCAGCGTTGGCTGTATAAGGTACAAATCATGACTGACAAAAGAATCTCAGCTTTAACAACATCTACCACGCCTTTAGCTGGTACTGAAGTATTGCCCATTGTTCAGGCCGGAACTACAGTTAGCGTACCCGTAAGCGATTTGACTGCTGGTCGTGCTGTTAATGCTGCAAGCGTGACAACAACAGGTGCAATCACAAGCGGAGCAGTGCTAACTTCGGGTAGTTATCTAGCTGTTCAAAAAGGGGGGGTTAACTACGCATACATTGGGTCTGCGGGTGATATTGTTGGTGGGGGTGCTACAGCAGATATGGCGTTCTCTACGCCAGCAGTTGATAATATGGTGTTTGCTATTGCTAACACTGAATATTTCAGAATTGACACCTCTGGGAACTTTGTACCTAAGACAGCAGCCAAAGGCATCAACTTTACCGCCAACACCCCCGCAGCAGGGATGACTAGCCAGTTGCTTAACTGGTATGAGGAGGGGACTTGGACTCCTACCATCTTCGGCACGGGAGTTGCAGGAACTCCAACATATACGATACAGGTAGGACGTTATACCCGAGTTGGTAGAATCGTCCATATCCAGTTGCAGCTTGCTTGGACTGCGTTTGCAGGAGCTACAGGCTCGATGAAAGTCGGAGGACTACCATTTGCCAGCAACGCCTCAGTTGTAAGCCAGTTATCCGCAGCCAGCTACAACTTGGCACTGACCGCTAACAACACCTTATCGGCGCGAATTGAAACATCCGTCAGCGAAATAAACCTGCTGCAACTGCCGACAGGCGGGGGAGCATGGAGCGCTATTCCTGTGGATACCAATGTTGAAGTGTTGGACATTTCAGGCTTATATATTATTTAAGGAATCCATATGTCACTTACAAAAGCAACCTATTCAATGACCCAAGGCGCACCTGTAAGCGTTCTTGATTTCGGAGCATATAACGACGGCACTAACGCGGCAGCAACAAGAGCTGCAATTCAAGCGGCATTTGATTATGTAGCTGCAATTCAAAATCCGCAGGTAGCGACACTCAAGTTTACGGTTGGGTCGGTATATTTCCCACAAGGTGTTTATCTGATTGACGATGAGATCAATTGCCGGGGCTTTGTAAGCATAAACGGTGCAGGTGTTGGTGGGTATGCAAGCAGCACAATCATCCAAACAGTTGCAAATAAAAACATCTTCAATTTCTATGGGGACACAAGCTCAAACGCTAACTGCTCTTTCGGGGTATACGACTTGTGCTTTGGGTTTACTAACACCGCACACACAGCACTTGGGTACGCCCTGAACTTTCCGCGTACAAACGATATTGGTGGCGCTATTATTTCAAGCAACAGCCACTATATCAAGAACAATCGGTTCAATGGTCTGTATGCTGATGGCAGATGTATTTACATGGCTACATGCAATGACGTAGAGATTACTGGTAATTGCTTCGATGTTGTTAATGCGCCTGCATTGGTGTTCGGTGATCAAACTTTTGCAGGGCCAACAGATGTACGCATATGTCAAAATAACTTTTATGCGTGTCAAGTCGGGGTTCAAATCCACAGTGGCCATAGCGTCACAATTCACGGTAATACATTCAGCAATCAGTTTAACGGTGCAGGGTGGGTAGGTATTAATCTTGTGTCCAATACTGGAACCATTACCCCCGGGTGGGTGACAAACATCACTATTACATCTAACAGTTTCTGGAAACAGCGTAACTGTATAGGGTTTGACGAGAGCGCCACAAATATTCTGGTAGCTGATAACCAAATGTGGCAATGCTGGGACACACCGTTAAGAGGGCCATCAGGGGCTGTTGACGCGCAGCTTTGGACAATCTCTAGCAATAGGGTTCAATTTGAAGCAAGCTATACAGGAACCGCAGGCTTGATTGGGCTGGTTGGAAGCGGAAAATTAAACAGCTCTTTTATTACAGATAATTCAATCGACGCAAACGGGGTTGCCACAATCAACTCCGTTGTAAATGACTACGGAACTTACAGTGGCCTCGGAGCTAACAATGTTTACCGCAACAACCTGATAATCAAGAACACTTCCTACCTAGGCGCACACAAAGCATTCCTCCCTGTAGGCGTAAAAGAACTGGTGATTGAGAGTTCAGTGACCACTCTAAGCACAACACTCCCTTGTGTTCAGACACACTTTACATTCAGCACGATAGGTGTAGGAGACTATGTAACATTTGAGTTGGCTTGGGAAGCAATCATCGACAAAGTGGCAGTTAACTCCTCCGTTCGTACTGGTACATCAATGGTGTCTATCGCTCGGTTAGGGGGGGCTTTAGCTTATGACGTAACCGTTGTGTCCTCTATTGCGACTGATCAATTTGCTGTTGGTGCAACTGCACTTCCGGATGTAACTTGGGCTGTTTCAGGGGATAATTTAACTGTGTCTGTTACTAATGGGGGAGGGATAGTGGCACCAGTAGACGTAGTTGTGCGTTCAAAGGCATTTAATTTTAGGGCGAATAGCTCTAGCACTTTAGCAATAAAAAGCGCATGATCCTCTACCTACTAATCGCCCTGCAAGTCGTTGACGCTATCAGCACA